ATGTTAGTAAGGTTATTGAAGTTGTTAAACAAATAAAGGATAAGCTATGAACACATTACTATATATAGGATTAGGATTTATGGTAGTAGGTTTTTTATTATTTATTGTATCAATAATAATGGAACGACACTATGAAATTAAGCTATGGAAACACGAGCAATTACATAAGAGTTTCATTGAGGGTAAGAAACAAGAAAGAAAACAATGGCAAGTAAAATAATAAAAATAAAAATAAGCAAAGCTAGTACAATGCAAATACAAACTTTTGTATTAGAATTAATTATAATTGCTAAAGCGTGGCTAAGAAAAGTTGGAGTAAAAATAGAGGTGGTAAAATAATATGGATATTAAATTAGAAATAGTAATAGCAGTAAGTGTTATCATTTACTTTGCTATTATATGGCAAGATTTAATGATGTTTTAACTTGACACCTAAGTTAAGTATTGATACCATTAAACCATAAACGAAAGAAGAAAGAGGTACTTATGGCAGTTATATACACTTGGTTGATAGTATTTATGGGGATATCAATATTACTTTCAATCGCAGGATAAACTATGGAAACACACAAGTAAAACCCTCAGTCATTAATTTGACTGGGGGTTTTTTATTTGGTATAGTATAAGAATAACAAAGGAGATAAAAATGGCAACGACACCATACAGAAAACTTCAAGAACGAGTAAAAGAACTTGAAGACATAAGCAAGGTACACCAAAAACAAAATGGCGATTTGCATTTAAAAATAGCTGACTTAGAAACAGTTGTTAATTTGCAAAAAAGCAGAATAGATACAATCAATGAAGAACTGCAAGACTTCAATACTCTATGCCATATATTAAAAATTACTGCTTACTTTGATAATGCTAGAGCAACACAAATAAAACAAGCTAGAGATATAGTTGATATAAATTATGTCGCATAATATTTGCTCACATAGAGATTGTAAAAATGATAATAAAAATGTTAGTAGGTGGGAACTTACAGACTCACGAGGATATTCTTGTGGAATAGTTTGTAATGATTGCCACCAAAAACAAAAGTCAAAATACAATCCTATAATATTTCAAGACCCACACGACTACTTACAATATATGGCAGAGTGTGGCGAGAATATAGATAACTATTAACAGAATCTTTTCTCCCCTCGTAAAAAGATAAAGCCCTTGTGTCTTAATTGACACGAGGGTTTTTTTATTGTATAGTATAGTTCTCAACAAAGGAGTATATATATATATGACAAACGACACACCAACAATAGATACAAGCTGGGAATTAAAGTGGCGTAGGTCTTTAAGAAAAAGACTTATCAACTGCCTTGCTCGTATTGAAAATGATGGCAAACCTACACAAGAACTTGGTTATGAATTAGCAAAAGCTAAGGAGTGCTTTGTATATTGGAATAGTGATGTTGCCTTGTGGGAAAAACATAAAATGGTTATTCCTACTAGACCTATGAGTGAAAGTGACGAGGTTTAATATGAAAAAAGCCTTGATTTTACTAGCTTTTTTAACACTTGTAGCTTGTTCAAACAAACAAGTTATGCTTGGCAAGAAGTGTTTAAAAGAAGTAAATGGTAAAGAAACAATCACAACTAAATCTTATGTTTGGTTAGTTAATAAAGACCACGATTGGTCTAGTGATTTAACGAAAGGTAATTGCAAATGAGTACATCAGATAGTTTTTTTGAAATGGCAAAGACAGTTCAAGATACCTATTCAAGTGGTACTATGCAAGGAGAACTATATACATTAGAAAAAATAAAAGATTATCTTAATTCTGTTAGAGAAACAGATGAGGTAAGAATTATTAAATCTTATGTTAATGAGGGTATTGAAGATGTTCAAGCTAAAATTGGTAAAACACCAGTTGGCAAAGTATTGAACAGCTTGACTCAATCAAAATAATATAGTATTATTAAAGGGCAATCAGGGAGACTTGGTTGCCCTTTTTTATTTAACGAGTTGATATTCTTAAGATATCATTAAAGAAGTCGCAACAAGTTTGCGTAGCTCAAATAATTAAGGGGGGTCAAGTGTAGTCGACTATAAAACAAGGATCATCTTGACCCCAAAATAAACTAACCAACAAGGAAAATATATGAACATACAATCTAATGTAAGAGTAAAAGATTTTCCTAACTTTGTTGAAACTTTAATTGAGCAATACAAATCTGAAAAGTTTAGAGTTGGATTTGTAAAACTTAATAAGGAGAAACGAGTAGGAAGATTTGATTTAATACATAGAGTTCGTTGGAAACAATCTGACGGCTCAATGTATAAACGTAAAGGTAAAGCAAGAACAACTAATGAAGATGAATACTTACTTGCCTTTGACTTGGATAAGAAACAACCTAGAAATATTTCTTATGCACGTATGAAGTGGTTAAGTGTAGGCAAAAAGTTCTATAAAATCAATCACTTAAAGACTAAAGTTAAAGTAATAGAGTTCCCTAAAGTTGAGTTTAATTTTAAGAAAGATTTACTTGACGGCAAGTGGGATATATTGGAGAACATAAAATGACAATGATTACATTTGAAAACAACCAACAAAGAAAAAACTTTCGTATGCAAACTGCACTTATATGTTTAAAGGGTGAGGCAACAAGTAAGTTAGGTATTCGTATGTATCGTGGAAGTATAGTACAAGTATTGCGTGAGTACTTTCCTGACTTACCACGAACAAGAAAGTCAGCTTATAAGTACTTAATAAAGAAAGGATATTATAATGAGTAGTACATGGTGTCAAAATCCCAAGTGTCCTGAGAAAAAAAACTCAAATCAAATTAGGGGTGTAAAGGGTAATAAATATTATCAATCTAATAAAGCAAGTGGATATGGTGGTGGTAGTTTCTGTACACTTGGTTGCTATGATACTTGGGCTAGTATATATATGGATAGAGCATTGATTGCCCTTAATATTAAATTAGTTGAGCCAGTAAAAGTTAGTATGGAAAATGCTTGGTTTATTGATAGTGAGTATCATTATGATACTGATAGCGAAAGTCGCTGGACATATTTTTTAGCTAATAAGTTATTTAATATTAAACACCCTATCACTAAAGCACAAGCAAAGATACTTCCTAACGAAAGATATAGTGAAAGTCTATCATCAGCACAAGCAAAAGAGTTAGCACAACAGCTTGGCTTGACATCTCAACAATAATATAGTAATATATAGATACTACTGACAACAAGTTGGTAGTATCTTCAACAACAAAGGAGTACTCAATGGAGAAGAAACGACAAGATATTAGATTAAATAAAGATTATCGGACAGCTTATATAAAAGACTTCCGAAGATTTTTAGAATCTAATAAAGAGAACCCAAAGTATGAGTCATATCTATCGGCTAAAACTTTGTGTAAAACTAGGATTGATGACGCATTTAAGTTAGCAACCAAAGTTGTGCATAGAGTATATAAACCCGAAGATGTTTCTATACTACAAAAAATGCAGAAGAAATACAATACTGTTGACGCAACAGCGAAAGACAGTTGTTTTTATTTTGCAGTTGTAGATAAAAAGGGTAAAACACAAACAATGCTAGACAGCTACAATGATGAAGTAGATAAGAAAAAACATTTCAGCTTTGAGTTAGACGGCAATACAAGTGGTCATGAGTATAGAGATAGTGATGACTTCGGTTATGCTTGGTATCGTGAGGAGTTAAAAGCTAATGGCTATAATCCCGATATAGAGATTGAGCAAAAAGATAACAGAAGTAATCCTCATCACTCTACAATGACTAATAAAAATAAACAATGGTTAAAAGGTAATGACGGAAGTTCTACTGATTGGCATAAAGTATGGAGAGAAAACTATGCTTTAGATGTTATTGGTAGTGGTGGTTGTAAATCTCGTGCAATACCTTGCTCAGAATCTGAGTTTGCTACATTTGAGCTGATGTTAATAGCAAAAGCTGAAGTGATAAAGACTCATCAAGATTGGATTAGTTCTATACTTAGAGCAGTTGATCTAGTTGGTGAGCAGATTAAAGCCTGCAAAACTAAATCTGAAGTTGATATGATTGCTAAAGAATATAATTGGGAGCCTGCAATATCTCTTAATAAAGTATTCGGTAGTTCTCTAGTGGTTAATCCTGCTAGTCTAAAGTCAATGACAGATTCTATATTAGGTTATGCAAAACAACCTAGTAAAGAGGAGAAGATTGCTAATGCAAAGATTGCATTACAGCAACATCTTCGTAGTCAATCAGTAAACTAATACTGGTATAGGGTTAGGCGAGAAATCGCCTAGCCTTTTTTTTTTATGAATATACATTACGGAATACTACAATTATTTATAGGTCTATGTGCCATACTGGTGGGTGGACTTATAGTTTATTTTGTGATACAATATAATATAAAAAAAGAAGAACAACAAAAAGAAAATGAAAGGAACAAACCACCCTATGAGATATAAATACAAAGTAAGAGAGTTAGGAAAAGAATTAGCAGAAGATATGGAAGCTATGTCTTTAAAAAAATTACAATCAAAGCTAGACCATAAAAAAGAATATGCTATTGAGTATATGAATAAACATAATCATTTTATTTCAACAACAATTAAAGGGAAAGAACCTAAGTAGTATATATAGCCCCCCTGAACTGACACGATAGCATAGCATACTTTTGCAAAAATGTCAAGCAGAAATAACAAGAAAGAGAAAAATATATTATGAACGCAACAATGAATCACGAGTTAGAACAAAAAAAAGAAGCTAATCCATTAAAAGATTTAGCTAAAGCAGTAATAACTAGGGCTTGTTTAGATAGTCTAGGTCATATAACTAATAGTAGTTATTGTGGAACAACAGAAAAATCTGTATTAATGGACACAGCAAAAAGATTCTTTGACCCTAGTATAAAATCATTTAGATTATGGTGTGACCTTGCAGGTGGTGAGCCTGAGTATGTAAGAGATTTGCATAATGATTTGACTTATCATTATAATTGTGGTAAGTTAAAGGACTTCAACACAAGAGTCGTAATAGAAACTTTACTAAAAAAACTATGAACATATTTCACTTACACAAGAACCCAAAGATATGTGCTGAGTATCATTGTGATAAGCACGTAGTTAAAATGATATTAGAAACTGCACAAATGCTATCAACAGGTTATCAACGGCACGCAGGAGAAGATGAGAAAGTATATAAACCTGCATATCCTAACCACCCAATGACAGTTTGGGTAGGAGATAGTGTTGGTAATTTTGGTTGGACTTTATTACTTGGCAACTGGCTTGGCTTTGAGTATGAAAGAAGATACAATCGTATGCACAAGTCTATGAAAATTATTAATTACTTTATTGATTTTAATTTATCTTGGAAAGATAAGATACCTGAAAAAAAATTTACTACACCACCACTATGTATGCCTGATGAATACAAGTGTGATGATTACATTGAGTCATACAGAACATATTATACACACGATAAAAAAAGATTTGCAAAGTACACACACAGGGAAATGCCAGACTTTATGAAAGAAAAACAAAAGGAAACAGATGAAAAAAGCAATGACAAAAGAAGAACTAGCAAGTCTATTAGTTGATAAACTAACTTTTATTACAATAGATAAAAAGGGAAATGAAAAAATATGGAGAACAACATCAGATGTTGACCATTCTTTTTTATGTGATGGTTGGAATATAGAAGACTTTGAGGAAGACAAATGAAAAGAAAAGAATTAGAAAAAGAAAAACAAAAGGAAACAGATGAATAGAGAAACAGAGTTTATCTTTAGACTTAAGTGTATAGTTAAAAGATGTAAAGAAAAAGGTAAGTGGGATTTACTAAATCACTTAACTAATAAATATAAATTAGTACACGTAGGAGAGGACTATTACGATTAATGAATAAATCACAATCTTTAAAATTACATTTAGATACTAATTTTTACCCACCATTACCTGAAAGTTTTAAATTTAAATTTGTAGAAGTATTTCAAAAATACTGGGAGGCAGGTAATATCGATTGGTTGCAAGAGGCATTAAACAAAATAGGTTATAAAGGTTCATTAACTGATTATGGCTTTTATAATTTTTTAAATGAGGAGGACATATGAAAAGAAAAGAACTTGAAAAAGAAATAGGAACACTATCAAACCCTAGCAAAATGCCTGCGTATGCGTGGGGTATATCTGCAAAGAGATGTAAGACAGGCAGTAAGTTGGCAAAGATAAAAGGAACTATCTGTAATAAATGTTATGCACTTAATGGGCATTATTTATTTCCTGTTGTTGCTAATGCACATCAGATAAGAATAAATGCAATAGACAAACCTGAGTGGGTAGATTATATGGCAGAACTCATTACCCAAAAGTACAAAAAGCTAGATAAATCAAGGCTTTTTCACCGTTGGTTTGACTCAGGAGATTTACAATCTTTCTCACATCTTATGAAAATATTTGAGGTATGTGAACTTACACCTCATATAAAATATTGGTTAGCTACTAGAGAATATAATATTGTAGCACAAGTAAAAGAAAAAGATGTACCAAAGAATTTATGTTTGCGTGTATCTGCAATTAAAGTAGATAGCCCACCACCAAAGTTTTGGAAGTGGACATCAGGTGTACACAAAGATAAGAAAGCAATAGGGCAAGAGTGTCCTGCATATAAACAAGATGGTGAGTGTAAATCTTGCCGTACTTGTTGGAGTCGTAAAGTTAAACAAGTAAGCTATAAGGAGCATTAATGACAAAAAAAATAACAAGTTGGGCAATAGTTGCAACAGTAGAAAGACAAGATGGCACTTGGTATACTGATACCATTATAGATATAGATGACGACACAGCTTCAAGTGTTGATACATTTTTAACTGATTATATAAAAGAAAAAAATAAAGATGAGGAGATAGCTAAATGAGTGTAGATGGAAAAGAAAGTTGGCTAGAGAACAGAGCCATAGAATTGTTTGAGGAGATACAAAGAAAAAATCCTCACTTATCTTGGAATGAAATAGATGAGTTATGTTATAAACAAGCAGAAGAAGATTATATGAATCAACCTGAAGTAGATTATAAAAAGATACAAGAAGAATCTGAGGAAGAATGAAATATATAATTATAATTTTATTATTACTTACGTCTTGTAAGACAACAGACTTAGACCCTAAAGTTACAATAATAAAACAAGTAATTAAAAAATCAGTTGACAAATAAATAAAAGTATGATAAGGAGAAACAATGGAAACAGAAAAAAACTACCTCATAAAAGTATTTGGATTAGGATACACAGGACAATACACATTACCACTTTCAGGAATAGTAGATGCAGATAGAATAAATGATGAGGCTACACACCTTATCCTTACCAAAAAGCTATCTCTTTCAAGAGATAAATTTTACTCACAAGATGTGAGAATAACATATGAGGAATTATAAAATTGAATTATAGACAACAACTACAGGTAGTGCAGGGATTATTTGTTCCACCCGATACACAGATGAGAATGGATTGTCCCTTCTGTAAAAATTTAAATACACTAGCAGTTGATACTACAGAAAATAATTTAAATTGGTTTTGTTTTCATGCGTCATGTAAAGCAAAAGGAAAAAAACAAGGAGAAAAAGATATGAAATATGTACAAAAAGTTCTTGAAGGAAATACAGAATTATATATAGAAAATGATGAGTTTAAAATGCCCGATAGTTTTCAAGGTATATATTCAAATGAAAAAGCAATGAGATGGTTATCAAATAATAATTGTTGGGAGGCTTGGTCGTGGGGTAGAGCAGATATTAAGTATGATGTAAAGCAAGATAGAGTTGTATTCTTAATTAAAAATAGATTCTCACATAAGTTTGTTGGTGCAGTAGGTAGGGGATTAAATAAAAATGTTTATCCTAAATGGTTTATGTATGGTAATAAAGATGTACCATTTAAATGTGGTGAGTGTGATGATGCAGTTATAGTAGAGGATTGTCCATCAGCTTGTGCAGTATCTAACATACTAACAGGCATAGCTATAATGGGTACAAAATTAAAAGACTTACACAAGAGTCACTTGAAACCATATAAAAATTTGTATATATGTTTAGACAGAGATGCTACAACAAAGTCATATGATATAGCAAAAGAATTAAGGTCAGCAGGATTTGACAATGTAATAGTAAAACCATTAGAAGATGATTTAAAATACTTTAACACAGAACAGATAAGGGAGATATTTTATGATAGAAAAACAAATGCTTAGACTAATGTTAAACAAAACCTTTTATACAAAGTATAAAGGTTCTATATCTCCAACAATATTTTCAGGAGATATAAGCTCTTTGTTTGATACAATACAAAAAGCACATGAAAAATACTCAGACAATATAAGTGTAGATGAATTGTATTCATTACATACTGCTATATTTAATCCTGCATTAACTCGTGCTGCGAAAGAAAAGTTTAGTGAGTTAGTAGAAGATATAAAAGAAGTTCAAGAACCTGGAAAAGAAATAGCAAAAGATATAATGTCTATATTATCTAATAGAGATTTAGCACAAAGAATAGCTGTTGAAGCTACAGAAATATTTAATGGTAAGGATGCAAACTTTACAGAGATATCAAGTATGATTGAAAATCATAAGCAAGGTGATGAAGAAAAAACACCAGCAGTTACAAGTGATGTAGATAAAGTACTAGGGTTGTTAGAAGTAACAACTAAATGGAAGTTTAATATACCTGTGCTAAAAGAAAATGTAGGTGGTATTGGTGGTGGTAATCTTATGATTGCATTTGCTAGACCTGAAACAGGTAAGACAGCATTTTGGGTTAGCCTTTGTGCAGGACCTGAAGGATTTGCTGAGCAAGGTGCAAAGGTACATGCATTTATAAATGAGGAACCTGCTATTAGAACACAGATGAGAGCCATATCTTGTTATACTGGTATGACTAGAGAAGAAATAATACAGGACAAAGAGATAGCACAGAATGCTTGGGGTGAAATAAAGGATAACATAGCTATGTTTGATACAGTTGATTGGTCTATGGAAGATATAGATGCACATTGTGATAAACATAAACCTGATATAATAGTTATTGATCAGCTAGATAAAATAAATGTTACAGGTACATTTGCAAGAACAGATGAGAAGTTAAGACAGATATATACAAGTGTAAGAGAGATAGCAAAGAGAAGAGATTGTGCTGTGATTGCTATATCACAAGCATCAGCAGATGCACACAATAGAAATAGTATATCATTTGATATGATGGAGAACTCTAAAACAGGTAAAGCTGCAGAGGCAGATATTATAATTGGTATAGGTAGAAACTCAAACTCTGATACAGAAAATAAAATAAGAACATTATGTGTAAGTAAAAATAAAATAAATGGTTATCATGGAGAGCCATCATGTACCATTAGAAGGAGTATAAGTAGGTACGAAGTATGATTACAACAGTAGACGTAGAAACATCGTGGCAAGTTACAAGTAATGGTGGGTATGACCCATCACCATTTCATCCTGATAATATATTAGTTAGTGTTGGGATAAATGATGAGTATTATTTTACAAATCATTCCGAAAGAATAGATAAAGGTTGTTATCATAACATACAATCTATACTAGATAAGACAACTCTATTGATAGGACACAACATTAAGTTTGATCTTATGTGGTTATTAGAGTCAGGATTTAAATACAATGCAAGAGTGTATGACACTATGCTTGGAGAATATATATTAAACAGAGGTATAAGAAAAAGTTTAACACTAGAAATGTCTTGCAGAAGAAGGCGTATAGGATCTAAAGATAGTCGTATAAAAGAATTTACAGATAGGGGTATACCTTTTCAAAATATACCAGTAGGTTTAGTCGAAGAGTATGGTAGAATGGATGTAGAAATAACAAGAAATTTATTTAATTCACAAATGGCAGATTTTAAAATGCCAAAGAATAAACATTTATTAAAGACAGCAAAGATGATGAATGAATTTTTAATTGTATTATCTGACATGGAGAGAAATGGAATTAATGTTAGCTTAGATGAACTTGGTAAAGTAGAAAGAGAATATCGTGCAGAGTTTGCATATCTAAAACAAAAGATAGATAAGATTGTATATAAACAAATGGGAGATACTAAAATAAATCTATCAAGTCCCGAGCAATTATCTTGGTTAATTTATAGTAAAAAACCTAAAGATAAAAAACATTGGGCTAAAATATTTAATGTTGGTGTAGATAAAAGCACAGGTAAAAATAAAAGACGACCAAACTTTTCAAGAGTACAGTTTAGAAATTTAGTTGCAGAAAATTGTGAGACAATACATCGAACAACAGCAGAACAATGTATGGATTGTTGGGGTAAGGGTGTTATTAAAAGAGTAAAGAAAGATGGTAGCCCATATAAAAATTATACAAAATGTACTCAATGTGAAGGTGATGGATACTTATATAGACCAATGGCAAAAGTTGCAGGGTTTCAACAAAGACCTAGAAGTGTATATGATATAGCTGATGCTGGATTTAGAACAGATAGACTTACACTAACTAAAATAGCAAGTGAAGCTGAAGGTGAGTTTAAACAATTTATAGATTCAATCGTTAGGCACAATGCAGTAGACACTTATTTAAATACATTTGTTGAAGGGTTAAAAAACTTTACAAATGAAAAAGGTTTTCTACATCCTAAATTTATGCAAGCAATAACTGCAACAGGTAGACTATCTAGTAGAGATCCAAACTTTCAAAACCAACCTAGAGGTAAAACATTTCCTATTCGTAAAGTAGTCACATCTAGATTTGAAGATGGTAAGATATTAGAGATCGACTTTTCTCAACTAGAATTTAGAACTGCTGTGTATCTTGCACAAGATAAACAAGGCATGGAAGATATAAAAAATAAAATAGATGTTCATCAATACACTGCAGATATTATTGGTGTATCTAGACAAGATGCAAAGGCACATACATTTAAACCTTTGTATGGTGGTGTAACAGGAACTGAAGATGAGAAAAGATATTACACTAAATTTTTAGAAAAATATAAAGGTATAAAACAATGGCATGAAAAATTACAGAGTGAGGCTATTAGATTTAAAAGAGTTAAACTACCTACAGGTAGAGAGTATTCTTTTCCGTATGCTGAACGAACACCTTGGGGTGGATCTACATATGGAACACAGATAAAAAATTATCCTGTTCAAGGTTTTGCTACAGCAGATATTGTACCACTAGCTTGTATTAATATTTATAATTTAATGAGAGAAAAGAAAGTAAAAAGTTTGTTAGTAAATACAGTACACGATTCTATAATAGCAGATGTATATCCTGGCGAAGATAGAGTTATGGCTGATATTTTTAAACAAGGAACTGCAGACGTAATACCTGCATTGAAAACGTATTACAATATTGATTTTAATGTCCCACTTGACACGGATCTTAAGATCGGTTATAATTGGCTGGATATGAAGGAGGCAATATGAAAGAAGTAGAAGCTCTTGAGACTCTAGATGAATACGATGATGCAGATTATGGTGCTTATCTAGAATACACAGAGTTAAAAGAAAGATGTATGATTGAGCCTACTGTTCTATACATACATGAAAACCATGAGTTCTTAAGTGAGTTTAAATACTTTGCAAATGCTGATGGTTTAGAGGTAAAAATAATAAATGGAGATACAAGAATATGTTAAGTGATATTATATTACAATCTTTTCTGTACATAGTTATGCTATTTTGGATTAGCGATTTAATATTTAGAAAATAAAACTTGACTTTTATACAAAAATGTGGTATAAGTCAACAACTAAAATGGAGGACAAATGTCTGATAATAACTTAGTAAATATAAAAGGAATGTCTGATGAGCAAATCATGCAGGCAATAGGTCAAGACGATGGATCTAATCTAGGTACTAACATACCAAGGTTAGCAATCAATCGAACACCCGAAGATGATGATGGTAATCAATTACCAGTAGGTCACTTCTATACTTATGATTCAAACGTAGGTCAGAATGTTTTTGGAAAACCAATTACATTTAGACCATTCATAAGTGCAATGCAATACATGCATTATGATGCTGTTAAAGGTGAGTACATAAACAGATCTATTATATTCAAAAGCTGGAAAGAAGAAGCTATTGATATATTAGGTGGTACAAGATGTGGTAAGATATCTTTTAAAGAAAGATCTAGTCTTACTCCTGAACAGCAAGAACAACAAAGAACTATCAGGTGTTATAAACTTGTGTATGGTCTATTATCATTTAAGAATGGTAAAACTGCACAGGGTAAAGAGCACAATGCAGAAAACTTACCCGTACTCTATAGAGTTACAGGTACAGCATTCTCACCTGTTAGTGCTGCCTTAGATCAACTAAAGAAAAGAAAGAAACTTATGTTTAATACTTTACTTAATATTGATACTAAGAGGCAGAAAAAAGGTAGTAATGTATTTTACGTACCCGAAATAGCTGTAAATGCTGATGCTAATTTACAGTTATCTGATACTGATATGGATACTTTAAAGGTATTCCAAGAGTCTATTGATGCAGAAAACCTAGAAGTTGCTGGACTATATAATAGTGCAAAGACTAAAAAAGTAAATGGTTCTGATAATGTAGATGCTGAGATTATAAAAGATCTCGGTGATGAATCACCTGAAAAAGTGTTGGCTAGTTAATGAACGATATACTTATTAAAGTACAGAAGTATCTTGATAATGTATCAAAGGGTCCTACCCAAGTAGACAAAAAACTTGTGGAGGAGTTTGGTGAGGCGTGTAAAAACGCCTTACTCAAGCAATTTACTGAGGGTAGACGATCTAAATTTGAACCTAGAATGTCTAATATTGGTAGACCATTGTGTCAATTACAGATGGAAGCTAAGGGTATAAAGGGAGAAGGACAACCTTATAATGTTAAAATGAGAAATACATTTGGTGATCTTATAGAAGCATTAGCTTTATTTGTTATGAAATCAGCAGGAGTAGTTGTAGAAAATGAACAGAAAAAAGTTGTATATAAATTTGGGGAGAATAAAATTGAAGGAAGACAAGACGTTGAGATTAATAAAAAAATATGGGATATTAAAAGTGCCTCACCATATTCTTTTGAAAAAAAGTTTGGAGAAGAAGGTGGTTTTAATGAGGTTGTTAAGGATGATACCTTTGGCTATGCGTCACAAGGATTTTTATATAGCGAAGGTCAGGGCAAAGACTTTGGTGGGTGGATAGCTATTAACAAATCTACTGGTGAGT